ACGCAATCAGCAAGCACAAAATCAACATCCCCACACCAATCATGGCAGGGGTCAGAACACCACTTCGTCAATATGCATCTTGTGTTCTCGTTGATGTTGATGACACCCTCGATAGTATCTTTAGCAGTGATATGGCTATTGGTAAATATGTCGCACAAAGGGCTGGTATCGGTATCAACGCAGGTAGAATCCGTGGTATCAACTCTAAAATCAGAGGCGGAGAGGTACAGCACACAGGCGTTGTGCCCTTCCTTAAGAAGTTTGAGGCAACTGTCCGATGCTGCACTCAGAACGGCATCAGAGGTGGTTCTGCTACAGTTCACTTTCCTATCTGGCACCAAGAAATAGAGGACATTTTGGTCCTAAAAAATAATAAAGGAACTGAGGACAACCGCGTTCGTAAGTTAGACTACAGCATCCAAATCTCTAAATTGTTCTATGAACGATTTATCCGTAACGAAGAAATCACTCTCTTCTCTCCACACTCAGTTCCTGGTCTTTATGATGCTTTTGGGACTGATGCATTTGACGAGTTGTATGTGGCTGCAGAACGAGATGAGTCTATTCCTAAAAAGACTATTGGAGCACAAGAACTCTTTCTGGACCTCCTGAAAGAACGTGCTGAGACTGGTCGTCTTTACATTATGAATATTGACCACTGTAATTCTCACTCTTCCTTTATGGATAAAGTTGAGATGAGTAATCTTTGTCAAGAGATTACACTTCCTACTAAACCTATTCAACATATTGATGATCCAAATGGGGAAATTGCTCTCTGCATTCTTAGTGCTATTAATGTTGGAAAAATTAGGGATAATGAAGATCTTGAAGTTCTTTGTGATCTTGCTGTTAGGTCTCTCGATGAACTTATTGATTTTCAAGGATACCCCGTCAGAGCAGCAGAAATCGCCACCAGAGCACGTCGTTCACTTGGGGTAGGTTATATTGGTCTGGCACACTATCTTGCCAAGCATGGTGAGCATTATGATGATCAAAAAGCATGGGAATTAGTGCATGACTTAACTGAGGCTTTCCAGTATTATCTCATTCAGGCAACCGTAAATCTTGCAAAAGAAAAGGGTGCCTGTGAGTATTCTCATCGTACTAAGTATGGTCAGGGTATTCTACCGATTGATACATACAAGAAGGATGTTGATGAAATTGTTCCGAATAATTTAAAGTATGATTGGGATAGCCTTAGGGAACAGGTTAAGCAGTATGGGGTCAGGAACTCAACACTGTCGGCACAAATGCCTTCAGAGAGCAGTTCCGTTGTGTCAAATGCCACAAACGGAATTGAACCTCCTAGAGGATATCTGTCCATTAAGAAGTCGAAGAAAGGTCCTCTCAAGCAGATTGTACCCCAGTATCATGCTCTTAAGAACAACTATACGTTGCTTTGGGATATGCCTAGCAATCTTGGTTATATCAATATTGTTGCTGTTATGCAAAAGTTCTTTGATCAGGCGATTTCTGGAAACTGGTCCTATAATCCGGAGCATTATCCCAATAATGAAGTTCCTGTGTCAGTAATGGCACAAGATCTTTTGACTACATACAAGTATGGTTGGAAGACAAGTTATTATCAAAATACTTATGATATTAAGACCGACGAGGTTGATGATAACGTAGGTAAAGTGGATTCTTTAATTGATGAAATTCTAGCACTATCTGAAGAGGAGGAAGATTGTGAGTCTTGTAAAATTTAAAACAGGTTTAGAGGAAAAGAGAATGGTTGATTCGATTACTGTTTTCAACTCCGAAGAAGTTGATACCAAAAAGCAACCAATGTTTTTTGGTCAACCATTAGGCATTCAAAGATATGATTCTTATAAGTATCCTATCTTTGATAAACTTACGACTCAACAATTAGGGTATTTTTGGAGACCTGAAGAGGTCTCTTTGCAAAAAGATAGAGGAGATTATCAATCTCTTCGTCCAGAACAAAAGCATATTTTTACTTCTAACTTGAAGTATCAGGTAATGCTAGATTCCGTTCAGGGACGTGGACCCGGTATGGCATTTGCTCCATACTGCTCACTTCCTGAACTGGAAGCATGTATGAAGGTTTGGGAGTTTATGGAGATGATCCACTCCCGTTCATACACTTATATCATTAAGAATGTCTATTCTGATCCATCTGATGTGTTTGATACTATTTTAAGAGATGAACGTATCTTAGAACGTGCTACTAGCGTTACTGAAGCATATAATGACTTCATTAATAGCGCTCATATGTATGACTCATCTGAACTTTGGAAATACGCCCAAGAACAAGTTCCACATGCACAATCAGAAAGATATGAACTTAAAAGAAAACTGTTCAGAGCAGTTGCAAACGTTAATATTCTTGAAGGTATTCGCTTTTATGTCAGTTTCGCTTGCAGTTTTGCATTTGGCGAACTCAAACTTATGGAAGGAAGTGCAAAGATCATCTCACTAATTGCTAGAGATGAGAATCAGCACCTTGTCATCACTCAAAATATCCTTAACAAATGGAAAGAGGGTGATGATCCGGAAATGCAAAAAATTTGTAAAGAAGAAGAGCAGTGGGTCTACAAGACCTTTGAAAATGCTGTCAATCAAGAAAAACTTTGGGCGGAGTATCTGTTCAAGGATGGATCCATGATTGGTCTGAATGATAAACTTCTTTGTCAATATGTTGAGTGGATTGCAAATCGTAGGATGAAGGCAATTGGTCTTCGCCCACTTTATGATATCCCTGCCAAAAATAATCCTCTTCCATGGACTGAGCATTGGATTTCTTCTAAAGGACTTCAGGTTGCTCCACAGGAAACGGAAGTTGAATCCTACATCGTCGGAGGAATTAAACAAGATGTTACCAAAGATACTTTCTCAGGATTCCAATTATGATGAATGGTGTGAACAAGAACTTCTAAACGCATACAAAGAAGCAGCAGAATATGATGATTTCCTTTTTGGAGACCATGATTATTCTTATGTGTGGTTAGATGATAAAACTAAAGATATTTCTTGAGGGTCTTTGTACCCTCTTTTTTTATAAATAAAACTATAAAGAACTAAAAAAGAAAAAAATGTCAAGAATTACCGGTAGTGAAGTTGCTAGTTTGATGGAGGCATATAGTGCTGTATATGCTCCTCAAGAACTTACTGAAGAACAAATTTGGGAAGAGGTTGAGAACTGGGTCAACTCACTCCTAGAAGAAGGTTATGACTTAAGTGAGTATACCTGGGAAGAGATATATGAGTCTTATCTTGCAGAAGGACCATTTTCAGAGTTTAATAAAAGAAAAGAAGCAGAAGCTAGATCTTCAAGTTCAAATCCTCTTACGGCTTTAGGTACAATTAGAGATAGATTGAAACAAGCTGGAGCTGCAGCAACAGGAAAATATTATTCTTCTTCTGATCGCAAGTATTATGCAAATTATAATGATGCTGTAGCGGCAAGAAATTCACGCCGTGGCGTCACCAACCCAAAACCAGACCCAAAACCAGACCCAAAACCAGACCTAAATCGCAACAGAAATCTAGCAGCAACTACTCCTGCTACACCAAAAGTTGCTCCAACAAAACCAGCAGCACCAGCACAAACTGGTGATAAGGTAAAGGATATGGCAACCTGGGCATCAACTCCAGCAAATAAAGGTCTTGCCGCTGCCGCTGCCGAAAGAGCAAGAACAAGAGGAACTAGTTCTACAACTAATCCTCTTATGCAGGATATGAAGTCTAGACTTCCTGCAGCTGCTCCTAAAATTGATACAAGCACCACATTAGGCAAAACTGTAGCAGCAGCATCAAAACCTGCCGCATTCAGTCCTGCACCTGAAGTTAAAGCAACTAATCAGATTGCAGCAGCTCCAAAACTCGCTCCAGTGTCTCCTAGAAAGCAGCGTCTGAATATGGAAATGGAATATGATGCCTATGACGTTGTTCTAGAGTATCTCCTCTCTGAAGGGCACGTAGAGACCGTAGAGGAAGCACATTATGTAATGATGGAAATGGATGCTGAGACAATCAAGAGTATTGTTGAAGCGGGAGAAAATATTGGACCAGAACCAAAAACAGTTGGTGGTAAAGAGCGCCCTGGAGTTCGTGGAGAAACTTATGCAGAAAGACAGAAGCGTATGCGTCCATCCTCACAAGTAAAAGACGCTTGAGTTTATTTGATTAATTATATAATACTTCAAGGGGGTTGACAAACCCCCTTTTTTATTGCTAGACTAGGTTTGTCTCCGTTGAAGATAAATAATAGCTCTTTAAGATTACTCAATGAGCTATGAGAACCCTTGGAAATATAATGGAGAAATTTTTGAGTCTCATCATATTGAAGATTACTTTGGTTTTGTATATCTCATATCTTGCCGTGAAACTGGTCGCAGATATGTGGGTAGGAAATATTTTTGGTCTTTTAGAACTCCTCCAGGAAAGAAGAGAAAAGTAAAATCAGAATCAGACTGGAAAAAATACTATGGTTCTTGTCCAGAATTAAAAGAAGATGTAATTAAATATGGCAAAGAGTTCTTCAGTAGAGAAATATTGAGTCTTCATAAGACTAAAGGTAAATGTAATTTTGAAGAAACCAGACAACTTTTTTTAAATAATGTACTGACCGAAGCACTTGACTCCGGAGAACCTGCGTATTATAATTCGAATATTCTCTCAAGATATTTCAGGAAGGACTATTTCTATGACGATTCTGGAACAGACTCTTAAATTTTCACATGATTGGGCAATTGATCGTATACATATTCTATGTGAAAATGATAGACTTGATGACGCTCATGCAATTCAAGCAGAGTTTAGTGAATGGATGAATCCGAATATCGATGAACATGATATCTTCTCATTAGAGTACCTAGGAGATTAAAATGCAAATAGACCTTCACAATTTTTTTCTATACTACGATCCTAAGAATCCAAATCATGTTGCAGCAGTAGAGCAACTAGAAAAAGATTTGCTTGCAAAGGCACCTGAGTTAATGGATGATTCTAGTGCATGGGTTGGTATCTATAGAACTAAGCAGGAACCACCAGCACAACCAGGAATTTTGAAGGTTCCTTATTTTCCTCAGGTAGATAATTATACACAACCAGATAGAACTTGTAATTCTTCTTCTTGTGCAATGTGTCTTGAGTACTTTAAACCAGGAACACTTCCAGGAGCAAGAGGCGATGATGCCTACCTTAAGAAAGTCCTTGCAGTTGGGGACACAACTGATCACTCAGTTCAGACAAAAGTTCTCCTTGATTATGGGATTAAGTCTGAGTTTAGGTATAATCTCGGTTTTGCTGATCTTGATCGTGAGCTTGCTGCTGGTCGTCCCGTTGT